GATCCAAAACTGGTTCTATTATTAAAGAATCTTAAACACCTTATTTCCTTAGCCGGTAAAACATTTGATTCCGAAGAGAGTTGTGTAGATTCTTTCACAGCAAAAGCAAGAAGTGCTAAAAGAGCATCTAAACTTTTATCCTCAACCTCAACCATGACTCCTGAAGAACTTACAGCAGGTACAGACGTGGACACGTCTCAAGACGCATTGGATTCAAACCCCCCGGATATATTACAATTTTCTAAAAGATACATAGAATACCCACGTAAAGATGACGGAACCTACAACACACCGACAGGAATTGATGCCCCATCATACACAGGGATCACGACCAGTCTTTCTGATAATTTATCAAATGACCAAAAAGTTAAAATTATCAATGCAGCAAGAAACCAGCCCTCTAAGCCTAAGTTTAAAGAAGTTGTAAACGAGATACTAACACCCGATGGTATCGAACTTAAAAGACGCGCAGCAAGTTTAGAGGTCTCAGGGGTTTCATTCTTCAATGACGAAGGCGACTTTGATTTTGATTTTGATATACGAAATACGATGGCTCGTCGAAATAGAACTTTTGCAGATCAGGTCGGAGATGAGATATTCAAAGTAACTCCCCGAACTCCTGCAAAAATTAGAGATATTGATGATGCTTATAGATTTTTTCTTTCTAAATTAGACCTATCTTCTATAGCGAGAGAGGCTCTTAAGTGCACTTTCTTAAAGTACTCAGTTGATGATATTATTGAGTATTTGTGTGATTCTTTGTTAGAAAACTTCTTTTCTGCGTTCGGTACCGACACAGACGAAGTGGTAAAGTTTATCAACAATGTAAAAACTAGACAGTATAAAGCACTAGGAATTGACTTAACTTTCTCAGTTCAACAAGCATTAAGTGATATTGAAAAAGAGTTTGAGAAATGGGCGGTTGAACAAAATACAACGTTGCATACGAACATTGCGGGTGAAACTGTTGAGAACGCACAAGACTTAAGTAAACCACCCCCTCTCGGCTCTGAGTCTTTCTACTCTACTATCCGCGAAGGATTCGACGGTAGCACAAAAAGAGCACTTTGTGAACTTCTGATAGCAGGTGGAGTTGCCTTAACAAACGCATTAATAAAACTTTATGAAGAGGCATCAGGCCCGAATCTGGACAAAAGACTGGAAAAGGGTGCTGAACTAAAACTTAAAAGTTGCGAGGATAATTTCAGTTTTGATATCCCCGATAACTTACCGAACTGGAGTAGAATCTTACAAGATATTACTGCACAGATAGAGAGAGTTCTTAGAGATTACGCGGAGCAGTTTATTATTAACCCTCTTAGGGAAGCCCTCCTGAATATACTTTCATGTGGTGAAGAAGACGGAAATTCACCCCCTGTGGGCCAATTTGATTTAAGTGGTATCTCCGGGGGTCTCGACGCGGAAGTTTTCATGTTGTTGAAAGCCTATGTTGGCGACGTCTTTTCAAGTCTAAACACCGATGGTGTCTGTTCTTTGTTAAGAGGTGTACCATCTGACCAAACAATAGGGGTTTGTAACTTTATTTTAGGCTTGAAGAAGTACGCAAATCCAAAACTACAATCTATTTTACGCACAAAAAGTCAAAAAATATCTACGTTTAAGAGACTGGGAACCGAAGAAAATTTGAAAGCATGTGATGCGGTTGATACAATTCGAGAAACAGCAGACTTGTGTAATGATTACAGTAAGGTAAAAGATAATTTAACAAGAATTCTTCGAGATTTGGGCCTGTCAGATGAGGAAATTAAAAGCCAACTCTCAGTAGCAGGAAATGTTAACCGAGAGAACTTTAAAGGAATTATAAATTCAATTTTTGGAGATCCAAGCAATTTATTGTCAGCATCAGAAATAGCAAACATAGTTTCTGACTCAGATGGTTTTCAAAAAATAAACGCGAAAGCACTCACCCAGATTCTCGATCCGGTTGAAGATAATATCGAACAGTTTGGTTATGACAACTTCAAAGAAGAGTACAATAGAGCAGTCATCAGAACACAATTAGACTCCCTTCCTGGGGATGCCGGTGACTCTTCAACTCCAAAAGGTTTCCTCGCTGCACTCGCAGCAAAAGATCCTTACGAGGCCGCTGCAAAATACGATATTTTGGGCTTATACGACCCTAGCAACCCCGATCAAGCCGCTGACGATGGTGTAAAAGTAACCACAACAAGCACAAAAATGAAGATTGGGGACTTCGAATACTCAGAGCCAAACCTGTTTGGTGACTCGTCACGAGCAGCAAAAACTATTAAAGAACTTTCCAAAATAGAAGAGTTATTTTCTTTGCACTATTCCTCAATACCAGCGGATATTATAGAATATTTCGATCAAGATGGTGAAAACAACTTCAACGATATTTTCGTAAAAGCAATAGAAGATATCCATGAAATAATAGCACAAGAGATTCCAGAAGACTCCGATAAATCGAAAGTATCAGGACTCACAAGCATCCCGTATTCAGATCTAATATTGAATCTAAAAGAATTAAAAAAAGTGATTTCAAGGTTAAGTTCACAAAATTTTTCTGATTTGCCAATGGACCCAGATGTGCCACCAACCCACCTTTATGACGCCTTATACGAAGGAGTTGTGGTGTTATATACTAGAATTTTCTTAGTAGAGTTGGTGCTAAACAGCCCTTATCTGTATGAGGTATTCAATCCGGAATACGTAATGGATAGTGAATCGGTAAAAAGATATGTCAGAGAAGTGATGTACCCAGAAATGGGAACCGAGTTTAGTAAAATAACGGATCAATTAGAAAAGATATCAAAAACTTATCTTAAAGATAAATCAGATGTAAACATAAATTATAAGGCATCTCTCAATAAATTAAATGAGTTGGTGTCCGAGATGTTTAACAAAGTTGAAAAGAAAATTTGCGATGAAGATAATCAAAATAATCTCGCATTACCAGTGTCTTTCGAGAATTCAAATAAATTATTTAGTTATGTAGACGCTGGCGATGCGATGGTATATAACAATGTTCTTTCGGATAATGATGCTAACGAGATGTTCTTTGAAAATTATGTCAGTTTCGACAAAGTGAACACGGAAAAGTTAACACCATCTCAAATTGAAAAACTACAACTTCTAGGGATATTAAACGTTGACGTGGCTCAAAAACAAATAATAAGTGAAAAAGAACTTTTTGCAGCATATAAGATATTGTTTGACGGCACAAACGTCAGTGACTTTAAGAAAAAGAATCTTCTACCGATGGGCTTTTATGTCAAAGATGACAAGAACGCGGAATTTGATGTTGTTCTGGAACAAAAAGACGATTCCAACACCATGTATTACTCCCCGAATTACCAAACATATAAAATGATGCATGGCTTTGTCGCAGAAAAGTATTTTAAGACAGCAGTCCTTCAGTTTGCTGATGGAAACCCCACCCCTAAAACATATTCTAATGAATCTTCATGGCCGCAAAAATGGTGGGATTCTGGAGCAGGAGACGCATCATTACAACAACTTAAGTCGAGCACAGACGTGTTGACTCAAACGCTCCTCACATCGTTGAAGGATCCGTTAGAGAACGAATTTGGCATAGCATTGACTTTACAAGGGTACACTAGAGAACAGGTTATTAACAATATTAATAATCTAGTAATTCCACTAAACGATTACGCCTCTGTTTCTGATTTTAATAATATAGACAACATCGTTATATCGGCTTGGGAAAACAACATACAGAACATACAAGATATGGAAGATGACCAAGAAGGGAATGTAAGAAGTGTATTAAAGTTAGTTGACGAGGAATTCTTCCCAGGGGCAGCAAGTGACGAGGGTCTTCAATATGTTAAGAGACAAACGCTAGAAGACGAGGACTGGGTTTTTGAAACCTCTGGGCCGTATAGGGATAAGTTTGAACAATACTATGGCGATTCTTTTTGGACATCAGCAGTTGATGGCACTGCCGGAGGAATCCAACCAGAAGATAATAAAATTAAAGACATGTTCTTTCCAAATTATTACAGAAAAGACGACGGAAATTTAGCAGTCTTCAACAGCGAGAAATATTTTGACGACCCGGATCTTATTTTGCAAGGCTCTTTCCCAAGCGGTGAACAAGCAATGACAGCAAATCCGGTTTATGTTGAAGATTATACAAATGAATATTTCTATGGAAACGGTGGCCTCGAAGGCACTTCCAACTATAGAGAGTCAAAACTTGCAACCAAAAAGACCTCTGCTGGTGTTTCTGGAAGAGTGATAGGAAAATTTTATTTTAATGAACCAAATCCAGCAGCCATAAAGTATTTTGATGGCGAACAGGCAGAAACAAAACAATTATCACAAGGTGAGACTTTAAAGTTTAATTTATTAACAAGAGACACCTTCATAGAAAAGTTCAATAACTATCAATCTATTGTCAACCCCATTTATCAAGATTTACGACAGTCTGTCGATAGTTTGGCATCAACATATATTAATAAGCCAGAGGCAAATCTTAATGTACCGGACAATATTATACAATTAGAAAAAGTAGGGAACACAAATTATTTGAGAGCCGTCGACTCTAGTGGGGACGAAAAAAGCCTTTACTTTGAAGAGATTAATATTCGCGTTCCAATCAGAATGACGGTAGAGAAAGGAAAAGCAGACGGAGATATCTTCTCTAGTGATGAGTACACCAAGACTAAAAATGGTATCACATATCAAGATGATGGCAACACATTAGGCTTTATTTACACAAAACCGATAACAGTGGTAAGGGTATATTATGTGGAGGAACTTGGTCAAGACTTTTTAAATGAAGACGAAGAATACTACACCGCATTTAATGGCCTCACAAGCACCAACGGACAAATAACTGAAGAAACAAGAGTCTGTGAGATATTTGAAAACTTTAAATATGGAATGCGAGCATCTTTTAATATATACACTGAAACAGTATCCGCAGGTTCCGCAGAACATAAGATATTCCAATACTTGAGCAACCTGATAAGTTTTGGAGATATATCCCCTCTTTTATATTACTATCAGAAACAATACCTAAGCAAGATCCGAAAAGGAGACTTCTCAGGTCTTGCGAACTTCGCAGATGCCTTCCAAAACCCAGAGATACTGGGGGGAAACATATTTGATAAAAACTTAGGCGGAGCAGTTGTACTTCCATTAGTAAGTTCAGAATTAACATTTTCAGATATAAAAAATGATGAAGATGCACAATTTCCATTTAGTGGTGACAGACTAAAAGATGTTTTCAAAAACTTCCCGTGCCATAAGGATCAGTCTTTAACGAGTCCAGCACATGAATACGTCAGCACAGAAAAACTGTATGGCGCAATCGCAGGCAACAACTTATTTTGCAACATCAACAGAGATAAAAAATTGAGAGATTTCTTTAGATGTGGGATGAAAATTCAAAACTTCCTTTCCTTTATTACCTTACAAACAAAGTCTAAAGTACAAAAGAGTTATACCACATATGGTATCGACACTCAGTTTAAAACTACTAAAGATACAATACAAAAACTAACTGATACTATAATTAGGGATAGAGACGGAGACGATATATAATGGCTTCTGGAATATCAGTAAAACTACCTTTGACGCTTGATGTTAATGATGGCGCGTACACAATGAACAAAACAGTTGTTGAAAGTGTTAAACAAAATTTAAAGAACTTGCTCTTGACTGCACCTGGGGAACGAATTATGGACCCAGAGTTTGGAGCAGGATTAAGAAACTTGTTTTTTGAAATGAACGATGGTCTGACAGCAGACGTAGTTCGTTCTAAGATATACGAGCAGGTTTCTGTTTATTTACCATTTATAACAATACTAGAGATCAACATAATAAGTGCAGAAAACGCTGGCGTGCTATCCGATATAAGTCCAAACACAATGTCAGTTAAGATTGTATACCACATTCAGCAGATCAGCGCGTCTGATACATTAGACATAAAATTTTGATTTAACTAATTAATTTGTATTTGGAGAAATAAATTCCTATGGCCAGAAAAGACATTCCGATAAGATATACTAGTCGTGATTTTGAAAGCATCAGAAACGATTTAATCGATCATGTAAAGCGATATTACCCAGACAGTTATAAAGACTTTAATGAGGCTACCTTCGGGGCTATGATGCTCGATGCAGTCGCTTATATTGGCGACATCTTATCTTTTTATACAGATTATCAAGCAAATGAATCGTTTTTTGAAACAGCGATTGAGTATGATAACGTATTAAAACAAGCAAGACAGTTGGGGTACAAATTCAACTATAGTTCCTCCTCAACCGGAAAAGTCGACATATTCTTGACGATTCCAGCAAACGATAATGGTATCGGTGTAGACACGACTTACCTGCCACTATTGAAGAGAGGTACAACAATGTCCGCTGGCTCTAGCACATTCACACTGATGGAGGACGTAGACTTTACTGACCTAGATGCTATCGATATAGCAGTAGCAAGTGTTAATTCTTCCACTGGAACACCCGAATATTATGCTGTTCGCGCAACCGGACGAGTTATTTCTGGGCAAATGGCTTTCATGCAGAGAGAAGTCGGTGATTTTAAAAAGTTTTTTAGAATAGAGATCGACGAACCCAATGTTACAGAGATCGTTTCGGTAATGGACTCCGAAGGTCATGAGTATATGGAAGTTGAGAACTTGTCTCAAAACGTTGTATACAAGGCTATAAAAAGCAAGAGAAGTGACAATAACTTGGCACCGTACCTCTTGAAGCCTTTCATCGCGTCTAGAAGGTACGCCGTCGAAAGGTCCCGTTTTACCACAACAATCCAGTTTGGCCACGGCACAGACAGTGAGATTAAAAATCCATCTGTTGCAGACCCAAGTGATGTTGTATTACAAGTTCACGGTAGAGACTATGTTTCGGATGCATCCTTTGATCCTGCTAAATTAAATCAAACCGATAAGTTTGGCATCGCTCCTTCAAACACTACATTATCTATTTCATATAGAATAAACAGTTCGGATAACGTAAATGCAGCAGCAGGTGCTGTTTCCCAGGTTGATAATGCAATATTACAGTTTGATGAGAATCAGAGTCTTGCATCGGATAAGGTACAGACAATTATAGGCAGCATTGAGGTTACTAATGAAGACCAAATTGTAGGCGACGTGTCCGTACCAACAATCCAGGAATTAAAAATACTCGCCAAAAACCATTTTGCAACTCAGAACAGGGCAGTAACTAAACAAGACTACACAAGCCTTGCTTATGCAATGCCTAGTAAGTTTGGTTCAATCAAGAGAGTCAGCGTTTCACAAGACGTGGACTCCTTTAAAAGAAACTTAAATCTATATGTTTTGGCGGAAGATATCAATGGTAATTTGACTTTAGCCACCGATACTATAAAAGAAAACTTAAAAACTTGGTTAAATGATTATAAAATGGTAAATGACACTGTTGATTTGCTGGATGCGAATATCGTTAACATCGGTATTAACTTCTCTGTAATCGGGGAGCGCAACACAAACACAGTTGACTTATTATTATTATGTAAGAATAGATTGTCTGAACTTTATACACAAAAATACAACATTGGAGAACCTTTTAACATCGCTGAGATATATCAGGTGCTCAATAGAGTAGAAGGTGTTGTAGATACAACGGATGTCTCAATAACACAAAGGACAGGCACAGGCTATTCTAACATATTTTACGATACAGAAGAGAATCTATCAGTTGACGGAAGAATGTTACTGGTACCTAACGACACAGTATTAGAAATAAAATACATCTCATCTGATATCACAGGGCAGATTGTAGGAACACTAAATCAGGATCCTTCTTCAAGCTCAACAGGAACAGGCACTTTCTAAACAATGACTATTAAAAGATACATAGCAGACGCTGACAACACTATCACTAATTCGTTTAAAGCGAATTTATCCACCCGAGCAACCGGTTCTAATATGGGCCTGTCGGACTCCGTAGAAGTCTTTTCTATTTTCGGCCAAGCCTCGGGAAGTACTGCGGGATACTCCCAGGAACTCTCCAGGATCTTGATGCAGTTCCCGATTAGCGATATTTCTACAGACAGAACAAATGGCATAATTCCAGAAAGCGGAAGTGTTTCTTTTTTCTTAAGAATGTATAACGCCAAACACCCATTTACAACTCCAACAAACTTTAATTTAGTTGTACACCCAGTTCGTGAATTGTGGGAAGAGGGTTATGGATTAGATATGGATGAGTACAAGGACCTCACCTATGATGGTTCCGGCTCAAACTGGCTACGCAGAGCAACAAGTTCCGCTGGCGTATTAAGTTGGTTAAAACCGGGCGGTACGCATTATGGCCATGAAAACCCTCCAACAACCTATACTGTAAACTTTGCGAAGGGCACAGAAGACATGGAGGTTGATATCTCTGAATTGGTAGAGCAATGGATAAAAGGCTCTGGCGGTGGTGGTAAAGCAAACTATGGAGTTTTGGTAAAACTTACCGGCTCTCAAGAAGGTTACTCAGCAGTCACAGGCGACTCAGAGATCGTGACAAATACAACTGGTTCAAAGACATCTTTCTATACAAAGAAATTCTTTGCCAGAGATAGTGAATACTTCTTTAAAAGACCATGCATTGAAGCAAGATTCGATGAGTCGACTAAGGATGACAGAGGAAACTTCTATTATAGTAGTTCTTTAGCAACTGCTGACGCGAACACAAACACATTGTATCTATACAATTATGTTAGAGGCAAACTGACCAACATACCTGGAGTTGCAACAGACTATTCGGGAGAAGTATATGTTTCCTTTTTCTCGGGCAATGTAGATAACACTGCGATTTCGACCACTCACGGCCCAATACAACTAGTAAATACCACTGATTTTGTACAGTCAGGGAACCCACACTGTGTAACTGGTGGTTATGTGTCAACTGGTATTTATTCAGCCTCTATTGTGCTAACAGGTGCCGCAACGCCACTAACAAGAATATACGATGTGTGGTTCACCGGAAGTTTGGATACAAGATCATCTGAGAAAAATGATGCGGTTCGTTTCCACACAGGTTCATTTGATCCGAACACTCTTGATAGTTCTCCAATTTATAAAACGCCAACGTACTCAAGTAAGATAACAAACTTGAAGACAAACTATGGCCCGAATGAAAACACGAGGTTCAGACTTTTCGTCCGCGAAGTGGGAGAAGACTATAACATATATACCAAGGCCACGAATGAGATAGAAAACCTCATTGTAGAAGATGCGTACTACAGAATTTATAGAGTAACAGACGATCTAGAAATTATAAATTTTGGAACAGGTTCTCTAACCCCTGGCGCAGAAGAGGCAAAAACCGACTATACTAGATTATCATTTGATGTCTCAGGAAATTACTTTGATTTCGATACTTCTCTTCTAGAGAGCGGATATTCTTACGGTATTAAGTTTGCATATTATGACGGAGAAGGATACTTAGAACAACCAGATGTTTTCAAGTTTAGGATTGTAGATAAGACATGAGTTTAAAAGATCTATTCAAGCAAGGGAAGTCAAAAGTTCTTGTTGCGAAAAGCATTGAAGAAATCGGCACCGAAGCCGAGTCGGAAAGATATGTTTACGAAAGGTCAGAAGAAAGAAAAAGAACTATTCCACATATAGATTTTTCTAATCCAAAAAACTTTGCTAAATTTGGTTCAGCAGAAGAATATTATGCTCAGTCAATATCTAGAATCTACAACACTTATCCCTATGATGGGTCTCGTTACGAGAAACAAGCCTGGGAGAATAGTTCTTCATACCTTGATCTCTATATCTTAGAAGAGTTATATCCTAGAACAAACGGGTACGCCATCTTCTCCCCAGACAGTTCAGGAAACGGTTGGGGTAATAAATCTGCTACAATCGGCGCTTATGACAAATCTTCAGATTTAGAATATATTTTTCTAAAAGGTGGTCCAAACCCAAATCACGATGACACATCGGTTCAGAAAGCCTTTCCGAACATAGAAACTAGACGATCCGGTAATGTCGGCGCAAACCTACTTGACCTCTCGGTTAACAGGGAATCCAACTTAAAGTTTGACGGTGCTGA